CTAAGTAAATCCGCTGGGGATACAGGTAAATCACCCACATTTGGTATTGATTACATTGTCAACCAATATATTAAGAACCAAATTGGATTTCGTAAACAACTTATCCAAGATTTACAAACCATTGCTTTTTCAGTAGAGGAAATACGAGGCCCTATAGGACATATTACGGGTGAGGTTTTCCGAAGAGGTTTAGAATTTCATCCCGTACACGACCACGCGGACGAAAAACAGTTAATAACGCTGAAGAAGGTCATGAAGGATTGTAATATATTTGACCAGAGTTTGGAGGAAGTGCTTAGGCAGTTCCACCTAGATTTAAATACAGTGGATGATGCGTTCATTTATCTAAACAAAGAATATTACGCTACTGAAGACGGGGAGCTTAGGTCGAGAATCATAGAGATTCGACGCTTGAACCCAGCTTTGGTGGAATTCGATCTGAATGAAGAAGGGTTGCCCAAGAAGCAACATTTCTTATGTCCCATTCATAGGGACTCCGGTTTGGGGCAAAATGCAGAGTACGTAGAACAAGCCGAGATTTCGGCTACTGCACAGAAACCGGGGATATGTACCGGGAATGATTGTTCCGTACAGACTGTACCAGCGATGTATAGGTATTCTAATCGCAGTAAAATTTATTACCTACTTGACTCTGAAGTTATACATTTATCTAAATTTTCCCCGACTGAAACGTATGGATGGTCGCCTATACTAACCATATTTGAAAAGGCTTTAACTCTCATAGGAATGGATAGAAACCTTTACAGGTACTTCTTTGAGCGTAAAATGCCTTCTGCTATGTTATTGGTATCCACAGATGATCCAGAAAGTTTACGTCGTGAAAGAGAAAATATCGCCGCCCAAACAAAGCAAGACCCGAACTATATTCCGATGGTTGCTGTATCTTCTAAGACGAATAGAGGTCGAGTAGACATGGTTAGGCTTTTCCATACTCTGCAAGAGATGGATTACCTTCCAGTGAAAGAAGAAATACGTGAACGAGTTGCCGCATTGTGGGGTGTGTCCCCAGCATGGCAGGGAACTCCGGAAGCGTTTGGTGGGCTGTCAACTCAAACGCAGGGTCTACAAGTTATGAGTCGTGTGGTAGAATCAGACCAACGGTTATACCACGAAAAAGTATTCCCGTTGATATTAGAAGCTTACGGTATTACGGATTGGACTCTATCCCTACCTCACCCGGAAGAAAAAGCTGAAGCTACAAGGATTAATTTTGCTAGCCAGAGAGTTCAAATTGCAAAGCAATTGAACGACTTAGGGTTTGACCTTGTATTAAAACAGCAAGATTCCAATATGGATGATGTAGACTTTATTGTATCTGGGGAACCTGTACCGTCTGCCCAGATTAGAGGTGAGACCGAGGTTCTTGCTCTAACTGCACAAGAAGATCAGATGAAGCAACAGCAGATGCAGTTGATGGAGCAACAACTTGCTGCTGAAGAAGCTGGGAAAGAAGGTGGCCCACCCCCTGAAGCAGAGGGTGGAGAAGAAGCTGGCGGGGAAGAACCCGTTGAACAATCTATGGATGTAGATAAAGCTGAAGGAAAATTTAAGGATAGAAACTTAGGTTGGAAAACTCCAGACACTAACGATAAAATGCCGTTAGATGAACGTGATCTAGATGAGTACGCTGAGGCCCGTGCGAGAAAGGGAGAAGAAAGAGACTGGGGTTTAGTAAAGGGGGGTACATCAACTTGGATGGAAGGTCTTTACGATCTAGGTTACACATCACCTCTAGTGAAAGAAATTACCCCAGACGGTAATAAGATGTGGTTCACTGATAATAATAAAAACTTTGTTGCCTACCTAACTCCTTTCGGTGTTTCAAAAGTTGAACCCGCAACTTTCACAACAGCTCGCCCACAACGCAAACGGGTTGAACCATCTAACCAGTTACAGTCAAATGCTCCATCCTCCTCCGGAGTTACGACTCTAACGGATATGGAGGAAGACGACTAATGTCTGACGAAATGGAAAAAGCACCTGAGAGAGATGTTGGGGATGACCTTCACCCCAGAGATATGGTCGGAAGACCGGAGCAAGTTGCCCGTAATGACGGGAGTATTTTAGAGAGGGGTCAAAGACATGAGGATGAAATTCACCCCGACTCTGATGGGGGGGAATACCTAAAACCTGATGATTCCGATGAGTCAGCTAAACATGCGTACATAGATAAAAAGGTAGATCGTGCTACCGGGACTGTGACGTATTTTTACGAGAACAATGTACGATCTATACATCACCCGGACATGACTAAAAATAACCCAGCTTTCCATCAACGTCAAGCCCAGACACACAGGAAACAAGCTCAAGACAGTCATATGATTGATAACAGGGTAGCCCTCAGTCATTTATCTGCGGCACATGGGCATGACCTTGCCGCTTCCAGTAAAACAAAATTCGCCCAAAGAGGTGAGCAATATAAACGGGGGCTGCAAAGTTGGGCTGAGAGGGTCGGGCAAGAGGGGGAGGACAAGCCCGTACCTGAATTAGACGAGATAGGTAGACCCGTTCAAGACAAACCAGCAACCCCTAAGAGAGTTCCACCAAGACGCTCCGCAGATAGCGGGCCGGTAGAGAATCTAGAGAAATCTCACCTTTCTGTGTTTACGAACTTTTTAGATAAAGAGGGAGCTATAGGAACGATTGACGGGCTGGGTACTGTTGCTGTATCATCAGACCCCGGAGTATTTTCTCCCACATATGGGGATAGGTCACCCATTAAACAGAAGAAGAAAAAGAGCGGAGTTGTTAAACTAGACCAGTTTTTACGGACGAAAAATAAAAAGGTACAGAAATTTGCCTCCGATGTTGTGCAGGGGGCTTTACAAGACTTGAGAGAGTATGATATCATGAAAATAGATGATGATAAATATGGTGAAGACGAGCGGGTTGTGGATAAAGCTGAAGGAGTAGCGGCTCCTAAAGCAGCCATCAAGCAAAAACAGGAACCCAAACCAGAAAAGCAGCCGAGTGAACCCAAGCCTCAGAAGGTTACGAGTCCACGAAGCATTTATAAAGCAGAGGACAACGAAGAATTTTTTAGTCTATTCAAAGATTACTTTGAATATCTAGATAAGGAAGAGGAGAGTACAGATGATTCCAGAGATGGCAAAGAAAGACTTGATTCAGAAGAGACAAGCAGGGGCGACTTGGACTAGTTTAGCCCAGTCGTTAGAAGAAGAGTATGGGATAGAGGTACATCGTTCCACAATACAGCGTTGGTATGACCGTGAGGTATTCGATGTAAATTCGATCCTTGACGAAACTGCCGCTAAGATGGCAGATGGAATTGCTCCCGAAGAAGAGGAAGATTTCCTGAAAGATCGTATACGCATAGATAAGCGGGCTGCAACATATAAAGCGGAATCTACTTACTATAAAAAGTTATACGAAAAATCCATAAAGGATTCTGTACGATCAGAAATTCTTGTGGATACTATAAAGCGTTACACAACTCCCCACCCTAAAACTAAAACCTTTAAAGTACGCAAACCTTCTGGAGTTAAAAAAGGTTCAGCGAAACAGGTTATGGTTGCCCCACTTACAGATACACACGTAGGAGATTATGTAACTCCTGAGCAGATGGTAGGTTTGAACTCCTATGACATTGAGTTGTTTAGCCGCCGTATATGGGGCTGGGCTAACCAAGTTTTAAACCTAGCAGAGTACAGGCGAAATATCTGTGAGATAGATGAACTTACCATACCCATGCTAGGAGATATGATCTCCGGAGATATACACGATGAATTAGCCCGCACCAATGTTGACAACTGTATGATGCAGATGATGTATGGAGCTAAAATAATTAGCCAAGCTTTGATGTTCCTAGCACCACACTTTAAAGAAGTCAAAGTCCCTTGCGTTGTTGGCAACCACGGTAGGATGACTAGGAAAATTCCATCCAAAGATAAGTACATGGATTGGGATTACATGCTATATCAATGGCTTGCAGTGTTCTGTTCTAAGCAGGAGAACATAAAGTTTGAAATACCTAAGTCGTTTGCCCATGTTATTTCTATTGCGGGCAGAGACGTACTAATGATGCATGGTGACTCCGTAGGCGGTGGTGGGGCATCAGCAACCATTCAGAGGGCTATAACTTCGTTGAGAGCAGTCTTGCAGTACAAGACACAAATAATAACTGACGATGGTTTCAGTGTCTCCCATAAATTTGATGATGTTTTGTTGGGTCATTTCCATCGGGTGGATGAGATAGATATTGGAACTGGTAGTTTGCATATCTGCGGAACCACAAAGGGTGGGGACGAGTTTGTGTTTAGTCGTCTACATGTTATAACTAAACCAAAGCACATAGTTTTATACTATCACCCTACCTATGGTCAAGTGGGTAAAGAGATAATTTACTTAGATAGATTTGATTCTACTGAATCCGAGTTTGAATTGGAGATACCTGAAGTATGGCAGACATAGTATAATAAACTATGGATGAATTACAAGACCTTTTATACGGACTCGTGCAGAACTTAGTTATGGAGATTACTCAGGAGTTAGCTGAGACTTCAAACATACCTGTTTCTGAGGGTGGTGTTATGCCTGTAAAGACTGGGAGACTTCGTTCGTCCTTAATGATGACTCAGATTGGTGACGACACTGTAGACCTTACTTACAATACACCGTATGCTACTCTAATACATGATGGCGGTACAGTAGGTAAGGCGAAGTATAGAGCGCAGAGGTATTTAGCTATACCCCTAGAAGAAATATTATCCGATTTACCACGGAGAATTGAGAAGTCATTTGATGCGTTAGGCTCAAAACTGGGCGGGGGTTTAACTGTAAAAATTGAACCTGCCACAATATTATAAGGAGGTAGATTATGGATGTAGAAAAGGTTAGTGAGGAGCAAGAGTGGGTTTTAGCTCGCCATTCGAGGATGGTGGGTAAAGTTTTAGACCAAATTGAGTCCTCAGTACCCGAGGGTAACCAATGTGAGAAGATGAAAAAGCTAGTACAAGTCCCCCTTTACGACTTTCGTAACGAGATACTTCGATATCTTGAAGGTAAGATAGATATAAATTCTTATAAAGACGCATAAATTTTACCACTTTCCAAAAATCTTAGTATAATAACATAGAACGTTTGTTCTAATACACCTAGTTAACTAGGTTATATTTGTTTATAGGGGTCGGCGGTGGCTTAGACCAACCTTTATGAAGTTTGGATACGGACTGGAATAAAATGGAGGTTACACCATGGCAGATGAACTGTATACTCGTCTTGAAAAGTACATGGAAGGAACGTCATTAGGTTTGACGGCCCTTGCT